TGTTCCTGTACCATGACCTCTAATAGTTCCATCTGGCATATAGAATATAGTACTAGGAAACTCAGAAAATTCGTGAGTATGTGACCCACCAGAAAACCCTTGCAATCTGTCATAATTTTGTGCTTCTTTTGCAGTTAAAAACAAAGGATAATAATATCCATTAACACCAGAATAAGTTTTACCTACACTAGTATCAGTACCCTTAACAACGTATGGACCACTACCACTATACTTCTTGTTAATCATGTTTCTCAATTCACGTTCAGTTCGCGGCCAGTCATCGTATACGTCATGTATTTCATTTGTGAGTAGAATAATCCAAGCAAGTTTTGATGAATTGTAGAACTGATGAGCAAGAATATCAGGTCTCTCTCCTTCTTTAATGTCATATTCATCGTAAGAAAAAACATTTGAAGCAACATTACTATTTAATTTAACTCTACGAACAATATCTTTTACTACAATGACAGTGGCAGTATTACTTCCCGGTTTAGTAAGGTCATATATCATATCAGGAAATTTAGAAAAATAACTCATTTAGAAACCCTCTTCAATTCTGTGTTTATGTAGAGGTTCAATTTCTCTAAAGTTCATTGTACATTGTATCTCTGTTGGTTGACCGTCTCTATTCGTAGCAAACACACCAGTAGAGGTATAGTTTGTAGTGAAAGATGTTAGATAGCAAGTCGAGATTTTGTGCATATATCTATTCTCTTCATTCTTAAAACGAATGCTAATATCAAACAGTGAAGGATAGTCAAAGAATAGTCCAGATGATATCAACTCAGGATGCATATGAAATCTAAAAGTCTTAATAATATTTTCGATGGATTCTACTTCTTGTCTACTCTTAGCGGCAAACTCATATACAAACTGAAACTCTCTAAACGATACACTTTCAAATCTCTGTTCAATATGTGGGTTTGAAACTCTTCTAGTTGAAACTTCCATAATATTATTAATGTTCATACCAAACATATCTGGTATTTGAAATACAGTTTCTCCAACTAATCTTGCCGTTTGACCTGCCATGTCTGATGTGGATTCGCCTTGCATATTACCACTACCAAGTCTTGCTAATGCTCCAGCAATAGCACCCATCTTTGCTTCAGTATAGTTTGCTGTTGATGTAGCAGTGAATGCGTTAGGAACAGCAAGTGCAATAGACTGATTTAATTTTTTCAAATTCTTTGCGCCAGCAAAAGCGGCATTAACAAAGTTACCTACTGATTCCATTGCCTTTTGGGTGACGGCATTGCCTGCTGTTTTCTTTGCGGAGGGCCCAATTCCTGGTGGTGTATCAGAACCGCTTAATGCGGTGGTGGCCTTGTCCACCAGTTTTGTCGCGGCATCTCCAATGTTATTCAGCGATTCCCCAATCATATTTCCAGTATTACCAGCAGTATGACCAGTCCATGCTTTAGGTTCACCTTTAGTTCCTGACAACTTTGAGAAACTTGTTGTCTCATCATAGTATATGTCAAATATAATATGGTTGTCGTGTTCAGAATTGGCATCAATACCCATATCCATCGGATATGTTAACCCCATAGTACCATATTTTCTACCGGTCTTTCTCGGTTCTCTTTTTATTGGTGTACCGCGCAGTGTCTTTTCGAAAGGTGTGTTAAGTGCCATTGCTTTCCCTATAAATAGTAATTACGATATTATTTATAAGAGTTTTCACCATGGCATACAAAGGGAAATATTCCCCTATAAACAGAGACAAGTATCAAGGCAATCCTTCAAATGTCATATATCGCTCATTGTGGGAGCGTAAATTTATGAAATGGTGTGATATGAATCCTGATGTTATCAAATGGGGCAGTGAAGAGACTGTTATACCATACATTTCTCCTATAGATAAGAAGATACACAGATACTTTGTAGACTTCTATATACAAGTGCGTACAAATCAAGGTGAAATAAAGTCATATCTAGTAGAGGTAAAACCTAAGAAATACACAAAACCACCCACAACGAATCCAAAGAAGAAGTCTAGAAGTTGGTTCTCTGAAGTTAAAAATTGGGGTGTTAATTCTGCCAAATGGAAAGCGGCAGATGCGTATGCGAGAGATAAGAGATGGAAATTCATAATTCTCACAGAAGACCATTTGAACTAGCATAAATACTTATATGGCAGATATACGAGTACTAGAAGAAATCAGAACAGCAGGAGCGGATCAAAGACGCTCTGCACAGTGGTATCAAGACCAAGTAAAGAGTATCGTTGGTACTTCTTATGCGGCAACTAGATTTCAACAAGACTATGCTGAGAACATGACAGGTCGTATGCTACCCGGACGCATGTACTTAATGAACTATTCAAATCCTATTGGGAAGGGAACACCTGCATTGCCTTATTATGATATGTTTCCTCTTATACTTCCATTCAACATAGAGAGTTCGACATTTACTGCTATTAACTTTCACTATCTACATCCAGTAAGTAGAGTGATGCTTTTAGAGAAGTTGAGTAGATTTAAGATAGGTGATACAGATATAGCAACAAGAATTCGTGCAGATTGGAACATACTCAGTAACTTTGCAAGATTTAGAGAAATTAGACCATCTGTGAAGAAATACAGAAAATCGCAAGTTAAGGGTAGATATCTTTTCATACAACCTGATGATTGGACAACAGCGGCAGTATTGCCAACAGAGCAATTTAGAGGTGCAAGTAAACAGCAAGTCTACCTAGACAGTAATAGAAAAATGAGGCAACGATAATGGCAATCGATAAATTTTTAGCAACAGTAAGAACAGCAGGACTCGCTAAGTCAAGTAAGTATATGGTAGTCATTGACTTGCCTAGAGGACCTATAGCAAATTCTAATGGTGTTGTCAACCCATGGAATCAAGATTTCTTTCAGAGAAATAATAACAATGCATATAATCAACTTAGAGGTGGTCAACAAATAACATCACTATACTGTGAAGCGGCATCATTGCCATCATTGAATATTGATACTAAAATGAATAAAGTTTATGGTCCAGGCAGAGAGATGCCTTACGGTCGTAGTTATACTCCTGTAAACCTTACATTCTATATTGACAATGATTATGTTATCAAGAAGTTCTTTGACACATGGATGAATACAATCTTTGATGGAAGAACTAGTCACATGAACTACTACAACGAATACACGACACAAGTACATATATTAGCACTAGATGCTAGAGGTGACAATGTACCTTTGAATCCCAGCGATATGGCCAATGGTTTCAACGCATCAGGACCTTCAACTCTTCGTGCTAGATATCAATGCACACTAGAAGAAGCATATCCTAAAACTGTAGCAGAAGTTACATACGGTGCTGGTAACGCTGAAGTAGCAAGATTACAAGTTTCTATGCAATATAGAAAATGGACCGAGACCACAACTCGCGAAGGAGTAGGTTCTTTATCAAGCGCACCTGATTTGCCGTTTAATATTAGTTATAATCCGGCAACAGGAACTACCGCAATACAAGGGGTCGAAAGACCTAGATTTGACCCAAGTAATGTTGGGCGAGGATTATATACATAAACATATAACATGGAGAAAATAATATGGCATTACCAAGACTTGATGCACCACAATATGAGTTGACACTACATAATGGTGATAATATAAAGTTCAGACCTTTTCTGGTCAAAGAACAAAAACTACTGCTTATGGCAATGGAAGAAGATGACCAAAAACATATTCTGAATGCAATGAAGCAAATTATTTCAAACTGCGTCTATGACCAAGTAGACGTAAATAAATTACCTTTGTTTGAAATAGAAAATCTTTTCATTCGACTACGAGAGAAATCGGTAGGAGAACAACTTGACCTGAGATTAAAATGCACTGATGAAGAGTGCGGTGGTCTTACGCCTGTCAATTTAGACTTACGAGAAATTAAATACGATGTTGATGCTATTCCGGCAACCGAGTTAAAGGTTAGTGAAAATGTAGTACTTCGCATGAGATTTCCTACACTGAACAATCTAAATGATATTGAAAATCTAGAAGATGTAGAAGACAACTTTAAGTTTCTTGCAAGTTGCATTGAAAGCATTGAAGCAGACGGTAACATCTACGACCTAGAGACTACATCAAAAGAAGAAGTACAAAACTTCATCGAAAGTATGACAGTTGAACAATTCGAAATGTTGAAAGGTTTCTTTGTTAATATGCCTAAGTTGACGAAAGAACTTGAGTATTCATGTGTTAAGTGTGGTAAAGAACAAAAAAGAGTAATTAGTGGGGTGCAGAGTTTTTTAGCATAGGCCTCTCACATGATGATTTAGTTAATCATATGCAAACAAACTTTGCACTTGTTCAACATCATAAATACTCATTAACAGAACTTGAAAATATGATGCCATGGGAGAGGGAAATTTACATAACTTTGTTGACCCAATACATTGAAGAAGAAAATGAAAAAGCAAAACAGAGGAGATAGTAAATGGGAGAAGAAGAAATAAAAGCATCTGGTCATCATCCTGCCGATACAAACGGCGATGGTAAGGTCAGTGAAAAAGAACAAGCAATGTATCTAGAGTTCAAACGTAAAGAACTTGAAGATGCAGATGCAATGCGTGATGCACAACGTAAGATGGCATGGTTCTCATTGGCAGGTATGCTATTATATCCTGCTATTGTGCTAATCGCAAACTTGATTGGTATGGATCAAGCGGCCAAGATATTAGGTGATATGGCGGCAGTATACTTTGTTTCAGTAGCGGCAATAGTAGCGGCATTCTTTGGCGCACAAGCAATTAAGAAAAAGTAGGACTAATCAATGGCAGACAAAAAATCAATAGGCGGACTGAATGACGCTGTAGAAACACTGAATGCAGATAATGCAAAGTCTGGCATTGAAAGTAATGAACTACTAGGTAATATAAATGCTGGCATTCAAGACTTATATGGTGTAAATTCACAAATGCTTGAAGTGATGTCTGCACTTCAATCAGCAATGGCACCTGATGCATTCGGTGCCGCGCAATCAACAGAAGCAAATAGAGAAGGCGGAGGCGCACCTATTGTAGGTGGACCTGCTGAAGCATCTACTGTTGCACCTGTAGAAACGAAAAAGAGTACAAGTAAACTAGCAATGATAGGTGTTGCCGCCGCTGGTGCGGCCGCAGGTCTTGTTGCCGCGTTTGCAGGATTCTTAGACTTTGATGCACAGAAAGTAAAAGACAAAGTATTAGTACTCACAAGTATTGCTGATGAAGTTGATGCCACTGATACTGCAGAGACAGTTGCAACTCTCGGAGCATTAGGTATTGGTCTTGCCGCCTTTGGTATTGGTTCTGTTGCTAATGGTATCGCACAATCATTTATGAAAGCAGATTGGGCAAAAGGTATTCTAGCAAGTGTTACCGACCTTGTAAAAATTGGTGACTTATCTTTTCTTAAAGCGGCGGAAGCGATGGTGTCATTAACTGCACTTGGTGTAGGTCTTGCCGCATTTGGTATTGGTTCTGGCGTTGGCGCACTTGGTGCAGGTCTTGCGGAATCAATGCTAAAAGAAGGTTGGGCGCAAAAAATATTAGATAGTGTCACAACGCTTGTAATGATTGGCGACTTATCTTTTCTTAAAGCAGTTGAGGCGGCCGCATCTTTAACCACACTTGGCGCAGGTCTTGCTGTCTTTGGTATTGGTTCTGCAGTTGGTGGAGCAGGTCAAGCAATCGCTGATACTATGAGTGATTCCACATGGGCGCAAGGAATTCTTGATAGTGTCACAACTCTAGTAAAGATTGGTGATTTAAGTTTCTTTGCCGCTGTTGAAGCGGCAGGTTCATTGACTACACTCGGTGCCGGTCTCGCAGTATTTGGTGTTGGTTCTGCAGTTGCTTCAATCGCCGCACCTGGGTTTGCACAAGGTATTGTTGATAGTGTTAAAACACTTACAACTGTAAAAGACCAAATAACTGAGAAAGAAGCAACATCCTTCAAAACGATAATGAAAGAATTATCTAAAGGTATGTTAATATTCTCTGGTGCTAATTTCTTAACTGGTCTGCTAGATGGTGCCGCAGGCATTATGAATTTCTTCACTGGAGGTAAAAGTCCAATTCAAGAAATGCTTGGTGTTGCAGATAGAGAAGCAGACTTAAACAAAGGTGCTGATGCACTAGACAGAATTAGAGGCGCACTAACATCACTAAGCGCATTAAAATTTGAAGGTGGTGATTTAGGCATTAAGGATTTCGCAGATGACCTTCTTAGGTCAATACCACTAATTGAAACTGCTATCATGGGTGGTAAGATAGATGGCGGTATTCTTCCATGGGCAGATGATATAGAATTCAAAGGTCTTGCATCTGGAGACATTAAGTATGCAGAAGCAGTAAAGAATATCGAATCCCTTAGAAAAGCATTAGGCGCAGAAGTTAGTTCATCAAGCGGTGCATCAAGTGCTGGATCATCTTCTGGTGTACCAGACTTCGTTAAAGTTCCCGTTTCACCAGACACAGGTGCCTCGCTGAAAAAACCTGCAGACATAAAAATTGAAGAAACAGGACTAACAGTACCATATGACAGAAAAGAGAGAGTACTAAGAGCAAGACAACTTGCAAAAGAACTGGGTTTAGGTAATGCTAAAAAAGCAACATATGAAGGAAACATTCCTACATCTGTTGATAGCATTGAAGTTCCTGCATGGTTATACACTAATGATGAGATTGACGCCATCAATGGTGCTAGAAGCATGAGAGCAAGTATGAATAATACTACTCCTACTCTTATTCCTACTAGACAATCAGGACAAGACTTACAGACTGCACAAGCAGAAGCAAATGCTAATGGTACAAACTCACAAGGTAGTTCTATGGTACAAGTGAACAACAGCGCACCTACATCAGTAAACAACAATTCAAACACACAAGTAGCAATGAGAAATCAACATCACAAACCTGATAATCTTGAACTTCAGATACTTGGCGTATTTTAACGGAGAATATAATGGTACTAAGAAAACTATCTAAAAAAGTAATTTATGGATCAACTTTGTTGGGTCATTATGGTAGAGATTTAACAGACGTTACAACCACTACAGGAACATATGTTAATTGGGGTGAGCAAGTTGACTATACACCAGTTCATGGTGATTCCAATATGGAGGTTTGCGTAACTGGCAGTGCCCACAATACTGGCGGCGACTTAACAACATCTGATTGTGGTGGTAATTGTAGAATTATGATTAATGGTGAAGAAGAATATCTACAAGAAAATGCACTATCACACAGAGCAACCCAAGTAGGTACTAGACATTACTATAATCCTAGATTTAGTCAGCACAATGCACGACAGCAATTCACTGCACAGAATTTTGCTACGGGTATATATATGACCCACATGCATCAAGTACGAGATACAAATCAACTAGAATTTCAATGTATGGTAAACTCGACACAAAGTATGTCTGTTACATGGGGAGATGGGTATATGACATTAACAGAACTGTCTGTAGACCAGTTCGGCAATACCGTCTAATGTTTATCTTAGTTGTTAGTGCAGTGTGGGGAGAATTGCTCACTGTACCGACAACATACAAGTCTCACGAACTGTGTGTATATCACGGAGAACAAATACTAGAAGAACGAATGAAAGACTTTCAAGTAGGAACACCTATTGGTTATACATGTGTACTGCTTGATTAGCAGATGCTATAAAATTAAAGAACCACCAAGCGGCAACAATCATACCAACTATCATCGCTAAAGCAACAGCAATCTCAAAATATTGATATATCTTCGCTTCGCGCTGTGCCTTTTCGCGGATTGCTTGTCTTCTTTGCTCTTCTCTACGTTGCGCCGCTTCTGCTTGAAACTTAATCCAGTCTTGCCACATGCCAGCGCGACCTGTATAAATCATAAGTTCTCGCAACTCATTCTCTTGTTCTTTGATTGTTTCAAGTGCCATAAATTCTTCGAGGTCTGACTTATCAGATTTTTGACTTTTGTTGACTTCTATTTGTAATTTGCTTTTGGCGTCAAAATAGTTGAATAGACCCTCACCCATTTGATGTAGGTCTTTTCCTTCTTGTACAAATTCCTTAACGGTTTTGAATGCGGCAGTCGCAAGTGCTAATTCAGCAAGCATGGCATTTTGATTCCTCTATGTTAGAAAAGAAGAATATAATTCACCAAAGATATTGTGTAGGTCACTCTCTCAATACTATTTATAAAAAAAGAGGTCAACAAAGTGACCCCTTTTTATTTTCAACTGTTACTTTTAATTAATTACCTGATAGAGTTACGATGTACTATCAGACCAAACTAGTATAAGGCGCATAATTAATTAGGAAAAACTTCCCATCTCCTCTAGTGTTGGTTATTCATCTGCGGCAAGTTTGCTGAAGTAACTCATTGCTTCATCATCTTCATCATCACTTACAGTCGATGTCTCCACCGCTGGCGTAGTAGATTTCGCTTCTTCTACCCATGGTGCTTTCTCTTCTGCAACAGGTGCTGGCGCACTTGGTGCAAAAGTCTCTGGTGCTGAATTTAAGTTCAGTACCAAATCTAGTTTCGCTTTCAACTCATCGTATGACTTGAAGTTTGAAGGAGCAATAAACTCGCTCAAGTTATATTGTGTTTTCCACAATGCTTCAATCTTCGCATCATCACCTTCGAACAAAGCAGACTTACTATCAAACTCTGATTTATCGTAGTTAGTAAAACCTTCTACTTTTCTAATCTTTAGTTTGAAGTTAGTGCCAGTCCATGGGTCAAAAGGATTAACAGGTACCTCATCTTCGAACTGTGGTTTCATCTGGTCAGTAATCTTATCAAAGATTTTCTTACCAAACTTGAACAGTTTGACTTGACCCTCATTCTCAGGATGCTTAGGATCAGAAACCACTAAGACGTTAGCGATATAAGAAAGTCTACGCTTCTGCTTTCTCGCAATGTCTTTGTTCGCTTCAGTACCAGAGTTCCAAAGAATAGAGTTATACTCTGCAACCGGGTCTTTCTGATTGAGAGTAGTGAGTGAGTTTTCAATATACCACTTACCAGTAGGACCTTGAAACCCGTGATTAAATACACGAACCCAAGGAAGTTCATTGCCTTCCGCTTCAGGAAGAAAACGAACGACAGCATAACCATTACCAGACTTATCAAGTTCTGGACGCCAGAAGCGGTCATCTTGATTGCTGTTGTTGCTTTGCTGTGGGGAGTTTACTTTTTCTACTTGTGAAAGTAGTCTTGATAGATTGTCGTTAGACTTTTTTAGTTGTGCAAAATTTGTCATTTATATTACCTCGTATGTACGTTATATTGCGTTGTATAAGTTTATCTTATCCACTTAATCATTATATGTCACTATTTATATGACTTTCATCATATTTCTGTATACTACTATACACTATTACCTTGTATTTGTCAACATTAAAATCAAGAAAAGGTCGGTACTTAATCAACTTTCGCCGTTCTTCTTTCCAGAAAAAGTCATCTTGTAACGTCTTATCCCAATAAGACAAATAGTTGTTGATAGCATCTAGTATCAACATCGTTTCGATTTTAATATCTCCACGACTATACATTTGTAGTAGCAGAGGATGTTGCTCATCTTTTACTACAAAGCATTTGTCGAACTTGTCAATTTCTTCATCTTCAAGTTCTGAACAAATCTCTTGAAGGTCATCTTGTAAGTTTTTTGTTAAACTCTGTAAGCGACCTCGCCATTTATTATATACCTGCAGTGCTTCTTCATAAATGAAAGCACCACCCCATCGATTACCATCTACATAATTAGCAATCAGAAACTTTGGTAGTTCGTCATCTTTGAATTCAGATGCCAACTTCTTAAAAGCAAACTGGTCTGTTCTCTTTAAGAAACTTTCTCTGGATGCTGACACCGCACCTTTTGTTTTTGTTATATCATACTTATCAGTTGTAAAGTGTAACTTAAAAGCAAGATACGTTCTGTAAGCATCTAAGTCATTCATCGAAAAGGTCTGCCGCATATCCATCCTACTAAACTATAACGAACACCTTTAGTTACAGGTGTTACTCTGTGGTACATAAAACTAGGGAACACTATAGCACATCCTGTGCTTGGTGTCAAGATAGTATTTCGTTCTTTCTCATGTGGTAGACCTGTTTCAAATTCAAAATTACCACCATCATAATCTTCATTCAGTAAA